CGGCCGTTCTGCGCATTTCCGGTTGCGTCACAGCGTTGAAGGAACACGCCGAGGGGATTCAAAGGATCAAACTGCTCGAAGGTCGTGTTGACAAAATTTGCAACGTTGAGAACGAGGCCAAAGAAGGCATCGTTCGTCACCGCTGAAATAGGTGCCGACGACTGAATGCAATACAGCGAGAGAGACTCTCCGCTTGCATTACGATCCATGACAGGTGTCTGAAAGGCAACTTTATAGTGGACCCATAACTCCGCAACAGGCTGGCTCGGTCCAATGGACGAAGCAGTCGTTGCGATGTAAAGGTTACCACTTTCAGTAAGCCGAGAGACATCGAAGATCGTATCATTCGAGTCCTGACGATTGACGAACTTGTTGTGGCCGAGCTTGTTCAAATTGGCACGCGTTGAAACGTGTACGCAATTATCCCACATTGCAGCCGAGACAGAATCCTCATCATTCAAGAGCGTCGTTTTCGATTGAAAACCGGTGTCATCCTCCGGATCATAATCAATAGTGATAATGATATTACCGGTAGTCCCCGTGCCAGTCATCGTTTCAGTCTCCACAGTGAAGTCCTCTACCGTGAAGGTTTCGAAGCGATTGGCGATCGGAGTCAACCACGGAAAGAGAACTGGGTTCCCCGGGTTGATAGGATAGACGTCGTAAGCGAAAGTGTTGGTACCATCAGTAAGTACGTCTCCGACGTATTCACAATGTTCAACAACAAAATCGTCACCACGTTGGTACATTCGCGCCTTCTTGGTGCGTGTACGCGTGGCTTTTGCAGCGGGTGCCGTGACACGCCGCTGACCGGGAACACCGCCCGATTTCGGTTTGGCTCCTTGGAGCCGCGCGCTGCGTGGAGCGCGAGTCTTTGATTTATTTCCTGGCATAGTGCCTAATAATGCCCGAAGTCTGGTGAGTACGGGATCCCTCCACCAGCAGAGAGACTGTTCATCGTTGTGTAGCATAGTAAGCGCGGCCGTTGCCAGCCGCATTTCACGATACCCGATCCGTGCAGTCGTTCGACACTACGTTGATGGACCTTCGAATTCGAATTCACTATCAACTTGGTACGTAAATGTTTACTCCACACGTGAGTGGTCCCTTCCTAATGTTAGCGGCAGTGAGACGGCAACAAGCTTAAAGCTTATACCCGCCATGCGGTTCCATTAAGTTAGACCACCAGACACGTAGAAAACGTTTTGGATCGACTAATCACAACAACCCCTTGACGCGTATCCCGGCGTCCACGGCACTTGACCTCGTAGAGGTGCCCCGCGTACTCGCAGTTTATTAGACTGCGCGCGAAGGCAATGACGTTATTGCGCGTCATTCGCAACGCTGGCAAAGCAGCACGTTCGATCAACTAAAGTATTTTGCGAGAAACATACGACGAAGCTTCTCGGATACTCGCTCGCCGAAGCGAGCAACGTTGATACGAAACTGGAAGACGTCGACGAGGTCGGCCTCAATCCGTGCGTTGGAACGATCATTTACTGCCGAACGCCGAATGATAGGTGCGGGGATAGAGTCCAGAGGGACTCCATACAACACATCATCAATCGAACGAACAGCATCGAAAATGCCAATACGATCAGACGTAGCAGGAGGCTGATAGGCAAGAACTTCATGTTCAAGCAAATCGGTCTTCTCAACGTCCTTCACGTGTATTCCTAACTCACGGGATAGCTGACCTATCCACGACTCTCTAGCGTGCCGCAACCGGGTTGGACCCTCGGACTCGATTCCTTGGTTCAACCACGGTGCCAAAACTCGTAGCGGCTCATGTTTACGTGCCTGTGTAAACGTGAGTGGTCGCTGATCATACACCCAACCCCCGGAAAAGGACCGGAGGAGCCGAACGGCCTCGCATCGCTGCGCGGACGTAACGGCGTATTCAAACCCTAGTGGTCGTCGAACCCCCCACCCGCCGAGACTACGGCTGATGAAGAAATTTCGACCACGACACTCGCGAAGTAGATCCTCGCGGTGCTGACTTATGTACGTTGCCATGACTTCGCACTGCTTACCAGGCAGTGATCCGTTCACAACATTGTCCATAACCGCAATGTGAGGCGCAGCGCGCTCCACAACGGCTTCCTGATCACCCGAAGTATCGGTTTTACCCAACACCTTGTTCTGACCAAAGAAAAGTCCAGAGTTCAAATACGGAATCTCCACAGCGCTTGAACCAAAAGCGTTGCAGTTCAGGTGAAAGGCCGTCGAGTTGATATTGGCGTAAACATCATGGATGTACGTCTTACCAACCGACAGCTTCAGACCAACTTCCGCACCATAACGGCGCATGGATAACTCCTCATTCGCCGTTGCAGCAAACAAAATGTCATCCCCATTCACCAACACACGGTTCATCTCGAACAAGATCTCACTCTTACCAAAAACTTCACCCCGCAAAATGTACTCATCACGCCGTACGGCGAGATAAAGTGCCAAATTCGCAAGGCAAAGAATCGGGAATGAGACGCGAGAGCCCATCAACTGAGCGTTGACTTGCATCACGTCGGGAACTTGGCATTGAATACCATGTTCACCCTTGTTCTCGATCCAGTGCGTCGGATCCTGTCCTTTTTCCACCAACCAAACACGAAAACGTTCTAATGCTCCCGAATCGTCGACCCGCACAGGCGGGTAGTGACATTCATGAGGTCGAAGACAGGCCCAGTAGATAGGAGCAAACTCCAAATCCTGTGATAAATCGAAATTGATCGCATTCGATAATCCAGCCGACAAATTGTCGGTACTCGCCTCGTAGTCGCCGCTGAACCACCTTCGGTACACGCCGTCATCATACAACAAATCTTGAAGATCCGTGGCATTGGCGACGCGTCCGATCAACCGGAAGCATTTGAGTCGTCGCATCGATCGATGCAGCGCCTTCTGGTATCCCGCACTAGCGTAGTAAGCCGCAGCAGGGCCAGCAGAAATCGTCCTAACCTTGAGAGGTTCCACCACCGCTTTGATACGGCAGTGTAATGGTCCACTCAGCGCCTGATCTAGCGCTACCGAGTAGATCGGTTTCAATTCCTGTTCGCCCCACTGGTCAAGCACATCCCAAGGTGAGGTTCCAGTGCCGCTCCATAGTGACCGATCGATAACGTCGGTCCTTACTTCTGCCATTGCACCCCCCACCCCGTTTGCACCCAACACATTCGCCGAATAAAACATCGACAACAAGTCGTTTCCCACGCCCAACGAGCTACTAATTTGCTCTTCGCCCACTCCGCCCCATTGCCTAACGTCCGACGATTCTTGGTCTTGTCCAACAAAGACTCCCGAAGGAATCCAAGTGTCTACCTCACGCCGAGCGCTCGCCAACAGATGCCCTGAAATGTGTTGCATTTCAGCGAGTGTCCCGAGCTGTCCACCAGATCGCCTGGTGGACTCGAAGCTAGCAGAGATCGAAGCTTGCGCCTCATCCAATACCAACTCCGACGTCAACATTTCACGTTTAATGTAATCCAACACCGGACGCAACAATTCCATAAAATCTTTTATGCGAGTTGCGTCAAGCGGATCAGTTGCGATCATGCGATCATAGTGTTTCATATAATTCTCCAAGATCACTTCTTCGGAAACAGGAAGCGCGGCACGCTTCGACTGTCCCCAAGACGACCAGAGATGAGTATTCTTTTTCGAAAATTT